ACAGACCAATCTGCAAACTTTGTACTTCTATCCTCGTTATAAACCTGTGCTGCAACAGTAAATCCTGTTAGATTTATAGCTGTGCCAGTAGAGTCCTTAAAAGTAAGACGAATAGGAAAATCTGCTCTTCGATCTACTGTAAAGTTTTTTACACCAGGAATAATTGCCATTAGTTGTAAGGTGAACTACCTAAAATATCTGTCTTCCATTGTGCTTTCAAAGCATCTGTATCACTAGCAGCACCTATATCAGAATCAGCAGGGGCATCTCTTAATGCCTGTTTTTTGGCAACAATATCTGTTGTTGAAGCACCTGTCTCTTGTGCTTTTTGAAATTCGATATCAAGCTCTGCAAGCTTTGGTGTTCTTGCAGCACGAATGTTAGTTTTATGAATCTCTTTGGCTTTCGCCATATCAATGCCAAATCCCATAATTTACTCCGTATAAGTCCAAGCATCTCTGAAACTCCTATCAGTAGGAATAACAGACTTATCTACAATATAAGATGTTTTGCCAGAAGGTACATCTTTATCTCTAATTTGTTCAACAGTTAAATCACAATTATCTGCTGGTATAACTATTGCAACCGATCCATCGTCTTGTGTATAAATAATTCTTTTATCTGAATTAGCCATAAGTTTTTTCTTAAGTATAACCTAACAGTAATTAGTCAGCAAAGATAACAACACTTGTTTGTGAAGGATCTGTATGTGTTGCTCCACCTACATTTAAACCAGAAGTTCTTATATTAATATTATTATTATTTTTTGTACGCATTGTGCAATGACCAGGAAAATTATGCCCATTTCCAGCACTTGCCAAGAAACAATAATGAGCATTAGGAAAAGAAATAGAAAAAGTAACATCATAATTACCTGTCCCATTATCAGTTATAGAAGAGACATTAAAAGAATCTCTAATAGCTACAGTACCCTGTCCGTTAAAATCTACCCATGCCTTTGCTCTCCCTTGTGCTACCTGTTCAGGTGTTGAATTATTAGCACCGTTTATATCCTGTAAGTTGTTTACTTTTAATGTTGACATAATTAGACGTTTAGTTTGTAACCAAAAAATGAACAGAAAGAAGGACTAAAAGCCTCATTTCCAGTACCCGAATCTTCTACAAAAGCCTCCACAAAATCACCAACGGATAAATCAAAAACATTACTTAAGTTTGCACTTGTTATTTCAGAGTTATTACTGTTGAATTGATTTGTAATTATTTGTGCTGTGTTATTTATTCTTATTTCAAATGTTAAAAAATTACCAGAATTTAAAGTTGCTATACCAACATTTGCACCAATAAAATATTTACCTGCTTCACCCGAAGGAATTGTGAATCTATAATTACTTGTACTATATGCACTATTAGTATCAAAAGTTTCTGTTTCGTAGGGAACTTTTGTTAATAGTTGTGGTGTTAATACATACGCAGGGTTAACAATCTTTGCTGCAAAAGCAGGTCTGTTTGGTGTATAACCTGTTATTGTTCCATCACCGTCTACTGAAATAGGCATAATTAATCTCCAAAAACAGCGCAGTAATACTTTCCTAAATCAGCTAAACCACCTGCCGACTCGTTTACTTCTACTCTAAAACTATTAGTGGTTATGTCACCTTCTTTAACAAACCAAAATTTTGATGGGTTCGTTCTTTGATCTTGTGCGTGTGAGCCTACTACGCAATAATTTACGCTACTCATAGCCGTAGTAAAAGTAAATGTCATTTGTCCAGTTCCATGATCTGTCATGCTAGAAAAACCAAAATCACTAAGAATAGTAGCACTAGATCCTTCAGATTTTATCCAAGCCCTAGCAAGTTGCCCTTTTTCTAAGCCTGATGAATTTTGAAAAACAGGTGCAGATGAACCTAAACTTTTTATTGTGCCTACATTAAGAGTACTCATTTAAACCACGCTCCAAGTTTCACCAGATCCAACGGTAACTGTTACACCTGATTGTATAGTAATCGGGCTAAAACTACCAGCATTTTTACCGTTTGAAATTGTATAATTTTGAGTTACTGTTTGGTCATTTTCCCAGAAAACTTCATTATTTCCGCCCCCTTGCGCTCCAGCACCAGCTTCTCCCCAACTTAAATTACCTGCACCATCAGAAATCAAAGCATAACCAGCAACAGTAGTGTCTGCATTTGGTAAAGTAAGAACAAAACTTGTAGAGATTGTAGCTGGTGACTGTAAACCTATATAATGTGAACTATCTGTATCAGCAAATCTAAGGTCATTTCTTGCTTGTAAAGTTATACCATTACTATCCATTATCAATCTTTCTGTACCACTAGAAGAAAATCCCATCACATTGGCAGATTTTCTAAATAAACCTAAGTCTGTATCTGTATCAAAAGAAAGTGCAGGTGCAGAAGCACTATTTGAATCATCAATTAAAAGCTGACCCGTCATAGTACCACCACTAACAGGTAATAAGCCTAAATTTGCTGTATTGATATTGCCTATATCAGTAAATCCATTATTAGCAGAGTTTCTTATTTTAAGTATGTTTGTGGTTGTATTTAAAAAAGGCATACCTGCAACACATTGACTTGCTACTAAATCAGTTGATTTAGAATTACTAGATTGTATTGCAGCAAAAACCGAGTTTAAATCAATCCTGACATTTGCCCCAGAGTTATTTTCAATGTTGTAATTAACTACATCAGCCATGATTAATTAATAATTACTTTCATGTTAACCTCCTTTACCAAAACCAACAGCACTATAGGTAAAGTTCCTATCTATACTAGCACCACTTTCGTTTTTAAAGTGAACAGTAAAACCAATACCTGATATATTTGTAAGCTCATAAAACTCCTTAGTACCCATATTCTGTGGAGAGATATTAACAGAAGGTAAGAAGTTATTTAAATTACCGAGTGCAGACGTTCCAACAAAAAATGGTGATGCAAATGTAACGGCCTTTGCACCTGCTCCAGATGCTATAACACCAGATTGTTCTGTCCTATTAGCAATAGTGGCCGTATAACCAAGTTGCTGTAAATTCATATTCTGTGCAACATCTTCTGTAGATAAGGTAGCTCTAAACTGAAACCCTCTACCTCTGTATGTGCCATTAGCAAAGGTATTAAAGTTTGTATATGTAGGAGAACTATTTGGATTATCAGTAGTGGTACGAACAGCTAATGTCGCATTTGCTTGGTTCGCTAATGCCCCATCAAAATCTTCCCAAGTGTCAATTAATTCTGTACGATCATCTATCAAATTTGAGCTATAAAAACCCGTCCCTTTAAAAAATCTAGTTACTGTTAGTGAAAAGATTGCACCTAAATCTAAAGTATCAACAAAATCATATGTCCCTGTAGCATTAGAGGTTGGATTTATAAGTTTTAACCCACCTAATGTCGAATCAAAGACAACATTAGTTTTTGTTCCATTAAAAGGTGTTGAATCTGTATCTTCTCTATCTGTTTTTACAGTAATTGAATCAAAAATTTCTGGAAGAGTTAATACAACAGTTGCAGTACCGCTACTAAACCTACCTCCATCATCTTGAAACTTAACAAGATAAGTTCCTGCTAATGCTGGACAGGTTTTATCAGTTGACGTTCCAGAAACAGCTTCTACAATATCTTGACCAGCTTGGAAGGTGGCACTAACACCTGTTTGGTCTGTATGTCTTATATAAACTCGACCACCGTGTAAAACGTCTACAGCAGTACTTTGTGTCCATCTTAAACGTACAAAATGCTGATCAACGGGTTCTAATGTAAGATTCTGAACATCATCAGGCAGAGCAGTCTTACCCTCAGCATCAAATGTTGTAGTTGTTGCTTCAGGTGATAATTTTAAAGAAGAATTATATGAATAGACTTCAATAGTGTATGTACCTTTTTGCGTATCTAAAATTTCAAAATCAGGACTAAACGTAACTACCCCGATAAAATTACCATCATCTAATTTGTAATTTACAAGATACTGAGTTACTCCAGCAACTGCTTGCCAACTAATAATTAATTTACTTCTAGCGATAGAGTTTATAACAACTGTTTTTTCAGAAACAGTCAAGTTACTTGGAGGTGGAGCATCTTGATTAAATAAAGATACAGTTCTTACTGGTAGAACAAAAGAAGAATCTTCAATGAAATTATATTTACCTTCAACATAAGATAAAGCTGTAATTACATAATTAATGTCATCCTGCTCTTCTACTTGAATTACCCTAAATAATTGAGTTTGTAAGGTAGTACTAGAGATTAAATAAGGAGCATTTACATTTGGTGCGGAAGAGAAAGCAGAATTTACTGTCAAAACTGCTCCTGTTATATCAGTAATAGTTTTTTGTTCTACTGTTCCATCAGACAGAATTACACTAATAGTTGGAGAGTCATTTAAAGAAGGTAATGTAGTTTGTGCTTCTGCATCAATTGTAATAGCAGTAGTAGTTGCAGAAACAACCCGCCCACCTCTTCTAGCTCCTGCTCTTACTGGATCGTTTATTTCAATAACAGACCCAGGTCTTACAGCAATTCCAGCATCTATTGATGTAGAGAACGTAACAACCTCAGATTCATTTTCTTCTGCAAATAAAATTGCACGACCTAAACGAGCAGCCTGTGATCTACTCGTACAGGCAAAAGCTTTTACCTGTTTAACAACATGACCTAATTTATTTAATCTTGCATTATCGGTTGCACTTCCACTATCACCTATTACCTCATAATCAATTTCAGCAGAATCCATATTGAAATATGCTACTGAGATAATTGAGTGCCTTTGTTTAAGACTACTACCAGAATAAGAAAACCCACCTTCACCTACATTTGCCAAGTTAAATAAATAACTAGCTGTTGTTGGTTTGTCTTGGGTAATTGTAATCGTACCAGCAGACCAAATAGGCATACACCTCATTACACCTGCTAATTCGTTTATTGCATTAAAAGCTTCAGCAGGACTTTGTATATTGATATTGCAACTAAATCTTGCTTCAGTAGCTCCCGAACCAGTATTGTCATCAATTAATTCATTTGCATATTTACTAGCAGCAACAAAACTAAATAAATCTAAATTAGTATCTGTTATATGATCTCCAAAACCAAATCTTTCAGAGGTTAGAAGATCCAATAATACCATTGCAGGACAATTTGTATAAACAGCAGCTCCCATAACTCCATTAAATATATAACCGTTTGGATAGATTATTCTGCCAGTGGCATTATCAACAGTGGGAGTCCCAGAGTTTGAAGCACCAGCGCCTGGAATCCTTACTTTTATTCCTCTTATCCTAAATTTTCTATTTGGAACAGAACTAAACTGAGCGCTGTCAAACCTTAAATTTACATAAGCACTATTTGGATAAGTAGAGGTTACATCAAAAATTTCAGTAAAGTTTGTAAATTGAAAAGCATTTACCTGTTGTGCATTTGTGCTGTCTGCTGTTACTCTTACAACTCTTATGTCAACAGGAAAATCACCAGTTAAATTTATTCTGTGATCTTTTTGATAAGCATCTGCTGTTCTACCACTAACACTGGAAGATATAACATCTGTAAATCCACCGCCATTATATTGAATTTGTATTTTGTACTCTACTTTCATACCTCTTACATCACCATCATCTTCAAACTTTTGAATTTGAGGCCAAGTTAAAGTTACCTTTACCGCATCTGGATTATTTGCACTATTAGCAATTTGTCTAGTAACAGGACTTGCAACTGTTACTATCACTCCTACGTTTGTAGGAGATGAAACTGAAGCAGGGATTCCTGGTATTACTGTTTGATTTGACGTTCCAAATCTAGTATTTACCTGTACATCTTGAAAGTTGAAATCAGTTGTCTGTGGACTTGTATTACTGGCATTAGCATTAAGAATAGGAGTATCGTTTAAAAATATATCTTTTAAAGTTGCGTTATTGTAAGCTGTTGTACCTTTTGTAAGACCTGCTTTAGAAGCAGTAGCAAACCCTTCAATTTCACCTTCAGAAATTAAATCCTGTACAGTGGCAAATTGTCTACTATGTAAAGTATCTGGAGCGCGATAAGGAGGAGGAGGAGATTTGGGTTTTCCACCACCAGCACCTTTAATAATTTTAGGATTACTTGTCATGCTTGTATCTGTTCAGTATCTATGGCTGCTGATATTACGACTGAACCTGTAAATATCTCACCATAAACTATTGGAACGGGAGTACCTGCTCTTGATGTATTTTGTACTCCAGAAAAATTAAAAGATAATCTTGGATCTTCTGGAGAGTTAAATTCTTGTGGTTTTGGCAAGGGGAATAACATTTCACTTACTCCATTAAGAACTAAAGAAGCTCCAATAGCACTAACAGCAGTGCCTACACCTGTCAAAAAACCTCCAGTAACAGCTTTCCCTGCTCCAAACAAACCAGTAGTCCCAAACATTCCAGCACCAGGAAATAAAAATGAAGCTCCTATTAATAATCCACCTAATAAAAATTTTCCAGTGTTTCCACCAGCACCACTAACAACTGGAATAAAATGTATATCTTCCTGTCCTATAGGGTACGCTAGTTCATTCTTATCAATATCATAATTACCAACTTTTACTTGATAATATCTAGGACTCATAAAATGCTCTACTTCTGGAAAATTATGCACTAAAAAACTTACTGCTTTTGCAACTGTATCTACTTGCACCTCGAACTCTTTATGTCCGACAAACTTAGCTAACTCTCCATATAGTTTTACTTTACGAAGCATAACGTAACCTCTTTCCTGTACATTTTAGCAACCATTCAGAGTAAGGCTCTTTACAAGATAGTCTATCGGTTAAATGGTGTAAAACATCTCCATCTAAAAAAATTGCTACATGATTTAGACCATTACCTAAAATTGACATAAATAACAAATCACCATTTTCTAACTTTTCTTCTGATCTTAATTCACGAAATCCTGTTCTCCATGCACATCTTTCAAACATTGGATCTTTTATAAACTCTTCAGGAGTTGTTGGCCTTTCCCAATCTCTTAATTCTATATTTTTATTTTCTTTGTACCAATCCCTAACTAATGCCCAACAATCAGTAATCCCCCATACCCACTGCCGACCCAATAAAGGTGCTTTATATCCAGAGGGTTCTAAGTAAGCCCATTGTTCTGTTTTAGGATTAACGATATACCAAGGAAGACCGCTATCTTCACAACTAATTTTATCTGCCTGACTAGGAGTAGGAGGTGTTATTGGGTGTGAGTGAAAAATTCCAATAATTTCACCTGTATTATCTGCTTTTACATAATCCTCTGGATCTAAAATAAAACATTGATGATCTGTCATTGAAAGATTACGACAGGGGTAATATCGTTCTTTACCTTTAATATTTAACAAAAGACCAACTGCTTCTCTAGGATCTTCACGTTGAGCATGAAGTAATGCTTTATATTTCCAACTCATTGCGTAAACGTACCAATCGCAGGAAAATCCTTCCTTGTGCATTGTCTTTTAGGACAACGGATACCAACAAGATCAAAAACAGATGCTAATTCAAACTTTACTATTTCTCTTGTTTCAGAGGCTTTTCTATCAATGACATAGATTTCTTTAGGAAACTCTGCTGTGGGATCAGCAGTTGCATTTGTATTATTAGAAAAATTGACCGCATCAATAAATTTAGCTAATGTTCTTATTCTGGTAACAGTAGCTCCTGTTAAATCATTTCCAACAGTTGTTTGGTTAACAGATAAAAGTATTGAAGATATTAAACCAGTAGCATTGCTGATTGTTAAACTAGGTCTAGGTAATTGACCTTTTTGAAAAGCAAAACCTTCTGCCTTTATTGGAAATCTAAGATAAGAATTACCAGCCCAAACTATTTGACCATTTGCACTATTACTACCAGCATGAAAACGATATACAGTGCTTGCACCATGTAAAGCTGTTGATAATTGAAGTGTAAATAATTCAATAATCGCTGATGGATTAATAGATTGTAAATCACTAAATACTGCTGAGTTTACTGACATTACGATGCTGGTTCAAATACCTGTATAAAAGTAGCAGTTATTGTTGCTCTAGTTGGAAACTGCATATTTTTACTCCATTTTGGACACTTAAATTGCATAGCACTAGATTCATTTGGTGGTGTGTATGTAAAACTTGCACCATCTTCTGCCCTCGCATCTAAAAAAGTCTCGATTGTATCACTGTCTGTTTCATTAAGGTTTTTCCAAGACAAGGTAAAAGTTTTTGGATTTTGATGCAACCCAAAAATTATGCGGTGTTCATATCCATCTTGAAATTTTATAGTCCTAATATTTGGACTTGAATTTTTTCTAACAGGGAAGCTAGGCTCAACATTTGGAAAAGTTGCCATTATGCTAATAAACCTCCTGGTCTTTGTTGCTCTATTAATTCAGATTGTATCGCAACAGATATTAAGCGACCAAGTTCTCTGCCTTGTTGTTCATCACCTTCTACAGATGAGCCTGACGCATCTACATTTACAACAATATTTCCAATACCACCACCAGTTGCTTCAACACCTAAGTTACCAGAACGACCACGCTTTAAAGGAAGTATTGCTTCTGCACCTGCCTCGCCCATTAATCCAATACCATTAGCAAAGGGGAAAATCGTTGGTTTGTTTACTATGCCATTTACTATGCCACCTTTTGCGTAAGGAATTATTTGATTTGAAGCAAATGCTGCGCCTTTGGCAAAATTAGCATTTGGATCATCAAAATCTAATGCGTTTAAACCTGATCCAGTGCTTACACCTCTAATTGTTTTACTACCTCGTCCAAAAAGACCACTAAATATATTTCCACCACCACCAAATATATTTCCAAGTCCTCCTGTCAATGGAGCGATTATTTGTGACCTGATAAATATTCTTGTTATGTCTGAGATAATAGATTGAGCAAGCTTTTTAAAATTTAATGTTCCAGTTTGTACAAATTCAACAAGACTATCTTCAAGTTTTTTAAATGTACTTACAAAAGAATTTGCTATTTGAGAATTAACATCTCTAACTGATTCTGCATACTTATCTAAAATAGATTGTGCTTTTTTAGATTGATCTTCCGTCAATGATGGCAACCCCTCTGTTGTTGTATTAGATCCACTACCTTTACCTGCCTCAGGAGGTTGTGATCCAAGTCTGATTTCATTTAGAGCAGCCATGTCTTTATCAAAGTTTTTCTTAAAGTCTTTAAAACCTTTATTAGCTATTAAAAATGCTTTATCAAACTGACCTACAGCTATATGATTAATAATATTAACCATATCCGCTAAAATTCTTACTAATGTTCTTACAAGAGCTACTGTTACAACTAAAAAACCTCCAAAAGCTTTTATAGTTTCAGTTAAAGCTTTAACAGATCCATCAGCACTTGCAAAACCTTTAAGTATATCTGAAAATTGTTTTTGAAGAGCAGCTCCAATAGGAATTAAATCTTTACCTATTGTTATTGATAAATTTTGTATTTGTGTTTGTAATCTTTGCCCCGCATCTGCTGATGAATTTGCAACTTTTTCTGCTGTCTCTGCAAAATCAATATTTAATTTCTGTGCAAACTTTATAACTTGATCTAATCCAACTGTTCCATCTCTTAAGTCTTTTTGTAATTTCTGCAAACTACTACCATTTGCTTCTGCGAATTTTACAACTGCACCTGCAAGTCTCTCGCCCAGCTGACCCTGCAACTCTTCTGCTGACACCTTACCTTTTCCGAATATCTGACTCATCGCTCTTATCGCTGATTGTACATCTTCTGCATTACCACCAGTTGCCTTGATTGAATTAGAAACACCCTCAAAAACAACTTGAGCATCTTCAATAGATCCACCCGCACCTACAACAGAAGCAGCTAAAGTTGTAAATTGTTTAGTTGATGCTGCTATAGGTACATTTAATCTTTTAGATGTATCAGCAATTATTTTTAAACCTTTTTGAAAATCTGCTTCTGTCTTAACTGCACCTCTTAATGCTATTTCTAATTTCTGTACTTGTGATGCTTGTTGTGCTGCTGATTTAGCAAACTGCACACCACCCGCTACAGCATCAACCGCAAGACCAATCCCTGCTCCTTTTACTGCACCTTTAAATCCACCCTCAGCAAAACCTGCAATTCCTCCTATTTGTGCAGAGCCTGGTAAAAATCTACCAACAGCACCACCTAAGGCAGCACGACCACCTGCTCCTAAAAACTTAAATCTTTGCTGTTGTTTAGATGCACCAGTAAGTTGATTCATCTTATTTTTTGCTTGCTCTAAAGCAGCACTTAACTGTTTATAAGCTTTCGTGTTAATCCCAACATTATCTTTTAATCTCGTTAATGCACTGATTTGACCTCTTAACGCATTTGTACTTAATTTTGTATTGCCATGAAATTTAGTTAAACCTTTTACAACTTTATCTACCTCTCTTGCACTTAACTTAACTGTACTTTTGAATTTATTAAAATCTTGACCAAGACCTTTAACAGATTTAAAACCTTTTAAATCTAATAAAAGGGTAATTTTATCTACTGATTTAGCCATTACTTTTTATCCTTATTTATCTCAATAAGAGCTACAGATTCCATAAGTTGTAAGCCCTCTAACATCTCTTGTCTGTTTTCTACATTGTATAGGTCAAATAGTCCACCAGCAAGCAGTAAGACCTCGTATTTTAATCCTACTACACCTCCAAAAGACATTTCCCATTGTGTATTCATTCTTAAAAACATCATAACAATATCCCAATTTTCATCAAATACTTCAAACTCATCTTTTTCTTCTGGTTGCTTCTCTATCTGAATACCAAAAGCCTGTGCATCTTTTAAGGTATCATCAATTACTGGTTTGCCACCCGAAGCCCAGTATTTAGTGGCATCAATTAGTTTCCCACTTGAGCATTACTATAAAAGTCTTTAAATGCGTCTAATACACCCGCTACAAAATCTGTATCTTCAGAAAAATCTTTTAAATTTTCTTGATTAAATTCTATAGGTGTTCCATCTTCTTCATTTACATCCTCCCAACCAACTAAAACTTTTTGCAGAGCATCATATTCAGTAGCTTCTTCAAAATTAGTAAGTTCTGTTCTTGATAAACGAACAAATTTTCCAGTAAATTTAGTAGTTTCAAACTCTCCTACTTTTGTTGTAGATGGAGTTTTAACATTTACAGGCCAAGAATAAACTTTAGTTTTCTTTCTTACAAAAGGCATAAAAACAAATATATACTCTTCTACTCTAACTCAGTAGTCAATACTTATTAAGTAAAGACTAATGAGAGTTCGTTCCCTGATGCACTTGGAACTAATGTGTAAGGAATCTCTAACATTTGAATACCATCAGCTTCTCCGTAAGCGACATCACCAATATCAACTTTGGTGCTTGAGAGAGCAACAATATTACCCGCTGCAGTTCCATGAGTAATAGTTAGGTTGCCTAAAGATGAATCAGTTAAGGCTGCGGCAAAATAATCTTTAGAACTGAGTGCTACCGCTTCTATTGAGACAGATCCACTTGCTGCTCTATCAGTAATGATTACTTCTTTTGTACCACCAACTAACTCACGATAAACAGTAGAGTTCCCAAGATCCATTGATAACGACATCAACGCTGCAGAGAAAGATAATAACTGAAAACTTGTAGTATTACCATTCTTAAAAACTAATGGAGTTGCTTGGTTTCCATAAGTAACTGATGGCAATGCAGAATCATCAGGTGCGTTATATATGCCAGTAAAAGTAAAATCAAGAGAAGGTATTTCTCCAACAGAAGCATTAAGAACAACTGTTCCTCTTGCTCCTGTTACTTTATGCCTAACACCATCAGTGTTGTAGTGGATAGTAACTGAGCTAAAACTGCTTGAGACAGGTGCATAAGTAACAGATGTTCCGCTACTCACAGTTTCACTAAGACCGCAAGCCTTAAGTGCTGCTCCGTACCTAGGGGCTGTACCCGCTGCCCCACTTCCCGCAAGTTCTACGCTGAAACTTACTTCAACTGATGTATTAGCTAATAGCTGTTCTGATGCTCCTAAAAAGGGTCTTACAACATCTCTATTAACAACATCACTTGATTGTGGTGTAATACTTAAATCTCTTACGAGAACAACATCTGTAGCGGTTGGAGTTGGGTCTGTACCGTAGCTACTCTCAGCTTCAATCAGAATTACTCTCTTCCTTGTCAGTAGTGCCATCTTGTTTTACCTCTTTAGGGGGTTCTGCTTGTGTAGTTTGTTGTACTAGCTTTTTTTTGCCAGTTTTAGGGTCAAGTATGTAAGTACCGCCCTCATTTGGAATTTCATACTCCATAATAGACAATCAAGGTTGTTAGGGTAATAGTCTTATTGTAATTCATGTTGATAAATCGTTATAAGTTGATCTGTAATCTATTTCAAAATCACAACTAACTATACCCGCAGGTTGATCTGTATCGAAGGCATCAAAAATTGTAGTTGATGGTCTGACATCTATACTTAATCCTCCAAGAGTAGGATCTGAAACAATTTTTGTATGTAAACTTTCTACTGTCGCATCTGCTGTAGTATCAGGTGTTTCTGACCTTACAATAACAACAACTCTAATTCTTAATGTCCAATCAAGTTTTAAATAAGTTGCACTATTTATAGTTGGCTCATCACTAACAAACTCAATAACAATACTTGGTGTTTCTGATCTTGCAATAGCTGTTGCTCTTGATCTATATATGCGAGTTCCTACACCTGTTGTTCCAGTAAGATTTGTCTTTATTTTCGCTAATATCTGTTCCCTTTTACTTGTCATATCACACCTTCATTAATGAAATAACTGATAAACTACCATCATCTATTTTTCTTGTACTTCTAACTTTATATTTAATATTATCTGCTTTTAATTCTGTATCAAATTCTAAGCCACCTAAGTCAGAAGTTTTTACTGTTAATTCGTAATCAGTAGTCAAGACACGATCATCTGCAACAATTTCATCAGGCATTTCTAAAATGCCCTTATAAGTAACTCCATCATAAAAAACATCTACTTTAAAATCATTAAAAAATGAGTCTAAATCTTCAGTAAAAGCCATAATAAAAAGCCCCATAAAGGGGCTGTATTTTTATCCGTATTTTTTAAGTGCTACTAATGAGACTCCATATACAAAAACTGGTGATGAGCCACCAACTGTTTGTACGAGTTTAATGAATCTCTTGCACTCATCTTTGTTGACCTCAAGTGTTTGAACTGAAGCTGATGTTGTAACTTGTGTAAAAGTTGCACCAGACAAGTCTCCATAAGTACCACCTGTTTCATCAGAGTCTTGAACTTTGATATCTAAGGTTGGTGATGAGCCTGTACCCGCTGCACAGTTTAAAACTAGCAATACATCTCCATCAAATTCTTTTAAATCAATAGCACTTGATGTAGCTGTAGCAGTTACAGAAGCAGATGCTACTGCTGCTGTAATGTCTAGTTTTTCTAAGTTAAGTTGATTGATTGCCACTTTGGGTTTCCTCTTTTTTAGGGCTAGGTTTTTTCTTTGCTTTTGGCTTTGGCTTCTCTACATATTCGATAGCCTTACCACTAAGAATTAGCATACGAGCAACATTTTCCTCTACATCAATAGAAGTGCCGACACTCGTAGGAGTGCCAGCAATCATTGTTGATCTAATTAATTCAACTTTCATATTATGTGCCGAAGCAAAAAGCAGTTGGTTGCTTGATAGCGAAATCCACATCCTGCAAAGCCACTATCTTAACTGTACCGCTACCCGCTTTTGTGATTGTATCTACTGTTAGATCTAAACCACTCCACATACCAATACAGAACTGGCTGAAGTCTCCAAATAAGGCATCGTTGTTTACAAGTTGATTTGAAACAATAACTGGATAGCCATTGATCTCATTGTTCTCAAAAACGAATTTACCTGTATTTGATGCAACTTCAGTACTCTTTAACGCACCTCTAGCAGAAGCGTTAATTATGTAGAACATATTTGCTACATCAGCATTTGCTGCGGCTACATCTGTTTCCATTCCGATATACTCAGCGAATGTACCGAATGTAGTAATGGTTTGTGTTCCAACACCAGTTGTATCTTTAATGCCTAATGGTTGGTTTGAAGAACCTGTACCATAGATAGCTGCGTTATCTAACTTAGTAGCAATTACACGAGCTATATCATCTCTAATCATTGATTCAACATCAATGCTTGACTGTAATAAAAGTCTTCTTGTGAACTCAACAACACCACCTACTGTCTTAGGAGTCATGTTGACCTGATCGAAGGCTTGCTGTGATTCTGTTGGCTCACTTCCTTCTCCCACGAAAAATCCACTGGCACTTTGAGTCATTCTAGGAATCGCAATGTTACCAGAAAGTCCTGTAA